GGTGAGATAAGAGACGATAGAAAACATATGTCAATGCTTGAAGATTTTTGGTTACCAAGAAGAGAAGGCGGTCGAGGTACGGAAATATCTACATTGCCAGGTGGAGAGAACTTAGGACAGATAGAAGACATTATATACTTTCAAAAAAGGTTATATAGATCTTTAAATGTTCCTATGAACAGACTAGAACAAGAACAACAATTTTCATTAGGAAGAGCGACTGAGATAAGTAGAGATGAACTTAAGTTTCAAAAATTTATCGATAGATTAAGAAACAGATTCTCAAATTTATTTTATGATATACTTAAAAAACAACTTATAATGAAAAATGTTATTACTGAAGATGATTGGAACAGTTGGAAAAGTAAAGTCACTGTTGATTATTTAAGAGACAATCATTTTGCAGAATTAAAAGAAGCAGAATTATTGAGAGAAAAGATACAAAGTTTAGATCAAGTATCTCAGTATGTTGGAGAATATTTCTCTAAACAATGGGTGCAAAAGAATATTCTTTTAATGGACGACGAGACTATAGAGAATATGGAAAAAGATATCGCCGCAGCACAGGCGCAAGAACCAGACGATGACCAAGGAGCAGTATAATGGATAATGTCGAAAACGTTGAAAATACAGAGCAAGATAATAATACAAATCATATACAAGATTTAATTAAAGCTTCTCTAGATAAAGATTATAATCATGCAAATAAGATATTTGGTGAAGTGATGACAATTAAGATGTCTGACTTACTTGATCAAGAAAAAGTTAAAATGGCTGACCAAGTTTATAATGGTGTACCAGAAGAAGAAGAGGTTGAGCCAGAAGAAGAAGATTTAGAAGCTACTAAAGAAGACGAAGAAGAAGAAGCTACTGAAGAAAACGAAGAGGAAGAAGAAGAGATTGAAGGCGCTGCTGTGTAAAACTCAAAAAGTATAAATAGACTTAGGATGAAAACTTTTTTACAAATAAGAGAATTAACCGGTAGACACCCTGAAGGCAAGATGGTCTTTAATAAAAAGATGAAAGGTGTTAAGGTTATGGTACATAAAGAAAAAAATGGGTTTGTTGCATACATTGACGGTGACAGACTGGACATGTACAAATCTCAGAAAGAAGCTGAAAAAGCTGCCAGTGAATTCATGAAACAGTATAAAGGAATGAAGTAATGGAAATAAGACCTTTAGCCGCTAAGGTTGTAGCAAATACATCTGGAAATAAATCAACTATCGGTAATGCACAATGTGTTTATATCTGTGCAACTGCAGATGATTTAATTACTAACGTTGCTACAGGCGGTACAATACAAATGCATGAAAATCAATCAATAGTAATTATCAAAGAAAAATTTGAAGAATTATTTTCTGGTGCTAATACAACGCATTTTACTAAAATAGCATATCCAAGAGGTTAGTATGAAGTTAATATCAGAATTTGTAGAAAACGATATTGAATTTTTAATTACTGAAGATAAGAAAACTGGAGGTAAGAATTACTCCATTCAAGGAATCTTTGCGCAAGCAGAGAAAAAGAATCGAAACGGTCGTGTATATCCAATGCCTATAATGGAAAAGGCACTTGGTAAGTATAACACTGAACAAGTTGAAAAAGGAAGAGCAGTTGGAGAACTGAATCATCCTGAAGGACCGACCGTTAATTTAGATAAGGTTTCTCACAAGATCAATGAACTCAAGTTTGAGGGAAATGATATTGTGGGTAAAGCATCGATACTAAACACCCCTATGGGCGAAGTTGTAAAAGGCTTACTCGACGGCGGAGTTACTTTCGGTGTATCGACTCGTGGTATGGGAAGTTTGAGCCAGCGTAATGGCGCCATGGTTGTCAACGACGACTATATTCTTAACGCGGTAGATATCGTGCAAGATCCATCCGCACCTGGAGCTTTCGTTAATGGGATAATGGAAGGTGTAGAATGGATTTGGAATAACGGCATTATAGAAGCACAAACAATTGAAAAAATGGAGACTGAAATTAAAAAGGCTCCACGCGCTGATCTCTATGAGACACAAGTACGTGAGTTCAAAAATTTCCTCTCAATATTAAAATCAAAATAAGGAGTCAAAAATGGCTGATAATATAGAAAATCAGGACGTGGAACTCCATGATGATGAGGAAATCTCTGAAATGAAACACGATCCTAAAAATGCTGAAGCTCAATCAGTCGCTTCAATCGACAAAGCAGGTGACGCAACAGGTACAGCACCAACAAGAAAAATGGCTGGTGGAACTGCTGCTGATAATACTAAGAAAGATCCAATGGTTAAAACAAAGGCCGGTATGATTGCCGCCATGGTACACAGTATGCAGAAGATGGATAAGAAAGCTATCAATGCAATGTATGGTGGTATGAATGATAGTACTGATCCTGAGGCATTCGACGGCGAGTCAATCGCTGAAGAAGAAACTAAAAATCAAGTTCAAGTCGAAGTTGATTTTAAAGACGATCTTAGTGCACTTGTTAACGAAGAAGCTACACTGTCTGATGAATTCAAGCAGAAAGCAGAAACTATCTTTGAAGCTGCAATCAATACAAAAGTAAATGCAGAGATTGACAGACTAGAAGAGAAGTATAACGAGGAACTTTCAGAAGAGATTGAAAGTACCAAAAAGGACCTTGTAGAGAAAGTAGACAGCTATCTAAACTACGTAGTTGAAGGCTGGATGGAAGACAACAAGTTAGCAATCCAAAATGGTTTAAGAACTGAAATTGCTGAAGACTTTATGAATAAGTTGAAAGACTTATTTACTGAGTCACACATTCAGGTGCCAGAGGATAAAGTTGACATGGTTGACGAACTCGCAGACAATGTTGAAGAACTTGAGTCACAACTCAATGACACAATAGCAAAGTCCGTATCAATGGCTGAAGAGTTAGAGTTATATAAAAGGGAGTCTATCATTAGAGAGGCAACCAAAGATTTAGCTGAAACTCAAGTCGAAAAGCTAAAGTCACTAGCAGAAAATGTAGATTTTGATGACGAAGAAACTTTCGCACAGAAAGTAGCTCAGTTAAAAGAATCATACTTTGCTAAGACTGCAAAAACCCAAGAAGAAATCATTGAAGACGATGACTCACCAGTAATGGAAGCATCAGGCTCAATGGATTCATATCTTAAAGCAATCAAAAAAACTGCAATTAAATAGGGAGTCCTTAAAATGACAGTATCATACGATAGATTGATTGAGAAATGGGCACCAGTATTGAACGAAGAGTCAGCTGGTACTATTGCCGATCATCACAAGAAAGCTGTGACTGCTGCAGTACTTGAGAATCAGGAAATCGCTCTTAGAGAAGAAGGAATGATTACAGAAGCTGCTCCAGCAAACGCAACATCATCAGTATCTAACTGGAATCCAGTATTGATCGCACTTGTAAGACGTGCAATGCCAAACTTAATGGCATATGACATCTGCGGTGTGCAGCCAATGTCTGGTCCAACAGGTCTAATCTTCGCCATGAAGTCAAGATATGGCGGTGGCGCAACAGGAAATAGAGAAGCACTATTCAACGAAGCTGAGACTCAGTTTTCTGGTGACAGTGCATCTACTCATGACTCTGATAATGCATCAGGTTTAAACGTAACTAACCTTGATTCAGACTCAACTGCCGACGATGCAAGACTTACAAACATCGCTGGTAAAGGAATGACAACAGCTGAAGCTGAGAAATTAGGTTCAACTGGTAACTCATCATTCAGAGAAATGGGATTCACTATTGAGAAAGCAACTGTGACTGCTAAGTCAAGAGCATTAAAAGCTGAATACAGTTTAGAATTAGCTCAAGACCTTAAAGCGATTCACGGTCTAGACGCTGAGACAGAATTGGCAAACATCTTGTCAACTGAAATCTTAGCTGAAATCAATAGAGAAGTAATTAGAACTATTAACTCACAGGCAAAAACCGGTGCTTTACAAACTAACACTGCCGTTAACGGTATCTTCGACGTACAGACAGATGCAGATGGTAGATGGTCTGTAGAGAAGTTCAAAGGACTTGTATTACAGATCGAAAGAGAATGTAATAGAATTGCAATCGAGACACGTAGAGGTAAAGGAAACTTTATCATATGTTCATCTGACGTAGCATCTGCACTTTCTGCAGCTGGTATGTTAGACTATACACCTGCTATGAATACAACATTAAATGTTGATGATACAGGTAATACTTTTGCTGGTACTTTGAATGGTAGAACAAGAGTTTACATTGACCCGTATGCAAATACAAACTATGTAACTGTTGGCTATAAGGGTACTAACCCATATGATGCCGGTTTATTCTACTGTCCGTATGTTCCATTAACAATGGTACGTGCAGTCGGTGAAGATACATTCCAACCAAAAATTGGTTTTAAAACCAGATATGGAATGGCATCAAACCCATTCGTAGGTGCTACACCTGCCGATGGCCTAGCCGCAGTTAAGACTAACCAATACTACAGAATATTCAGAGTCGACAATATTCTAGGTGCGTAAGTCTTAGTACTTAATAATAAAGAGAGGAGTTTCGGCTCCTCTTTTTTTGTATAAATAACACTATGGAAACATTTATACTAACACTATTAATATTCATGTCATTTATAGCTTCAGGCATGTCTTTAGGTTTATTGTTTAAACCGATCAAAGGCAGCTGTGGCGGAATAAACTGTAGGTGTAAGAATGGCACTAACTAGTAACTTTAACTATCTACAACCTACTGGGTTTAAGTTAGTAATAGACAGAAAAAACTATCCTAACTTAGAATTTTTTGTTCAAGACTTTACTCACGCTGGTGTGATTATGAATACTGCAGACCTTGGATATAAGAAAATTGCAGCGATACCATTTATTGGAGATAAGCTTACTTACAATGAAATGTTAGCAAATATTATTCTTGATGAGGATATGAAATCTTATACAGAAATGCATAACTGGATGAGACGTAACTTAGATCGTGATAATGTAACAGCACTTGATAGATTTAAAAACGCGACACAAAGACCACCTTCGCAATCTGACATTACTTTATCGATACTAAATAGTTCAAATAATGCGATAGCGCAAATAGTATATAGAGATAGCATACCTGTTGCTTTAACTGATATACAATTTCAAGCTACGAGCGGTGCTGAATCGTTTTTAACTTTTGGTGCTTCTTTTAGATTTACTAACTTTGATATTAAAACAATTAATGCAACAACTGGTGCAATAACAGACTCATTTGACGTAACTGGTACAGTAACTGGTTAATATATATTATTAATTGGAGAGATTATGATAGATTTGAAAAAAGTCCACGAGATGTGGCAAGCCGATAGTATTATCGATAATGCAAAATTAGACGAAACTTCAAAAAATACACCTCAACTACATTCAAAATATTTACAACTGTGGTCTACTGCCAAGTTGGAACTTAGGCGTTCTGAGTTCGAACAGAAGAAACTACTTAAAGACAAGTGGCTATACTATAACGGTAAGATGGATCAAGAGACAATAAGAGAAAAAGGCTGGGTGCCAGATCCTTTTGATGGTTTGAAAATATTAAAAGGTGAAATGGATTACTATTATGATAGCGATCCTGAAATACAAAAATCAGAAGAAAGAATACAATACTGGAAAACTGTAGTTGATACATTATCTGAAATTATTGATAATTTAAAATGGCGGCATCAGACAATAGGTAACATTATTAAATGGAAACAATTCGAGTCCGGAAATTAAATCACGC